ACGCCGCCTGCGCCTGCGCCTGATCCGCCTGCGCCCCCGCCTCCGCCCGCAAATGGGTTCGGTGCTGTGATGCCTGGGAACGCTGATGCGCTTCCTGCCAAGCCTCCTGACCCAGGCGCATAGCCTCCGCCGCCGCCACCGCCGCCGCCGCCTTGCGTTGCTGTTGCGCCGCCGCCGCCTCCTCCGCCACCTCCGCCTCCGATGGTGCCGCTGTTGCTCACGGTCAACGAATGCGTGGCGTAGATCGCAGTCGAACCCGTTCCGCCTGCCTGACCCGCGCCGCTAGGCACTTGCCCTCCTCGACCTCCAAGCCCGCCAAACCCGTAGATCTGGCCCTTGTTGATCAGCAGCAACGACGTTCCCGCGAAGAAGAACCCAGTCGACAACGCCGGGACTCCTGCAGCGTTGCTGCCCAACACAATGTTGCTCGGCACTTCGACCGTCAACGCAAGCGGATACTCACCGGTGTAGCCCTGCGCTTCGGCGAGTGTGCGCAAGCTCAGAGGCGTTGTGCCGCTCGATGCAATCGTGACTTGCATGGGTCGCCGTCCAATGCCTAGCGGAGTTGCTGCGCTTGCCACCCAAGCTGCGTCCACCAACCAGACGCCGTTGCTTGTTGCGTTGCTCAGCAGGTGAAAGTCACGCGCTCGACCGGGGCTCACGATTTGGATAGCGTTGTTCCCGTAGTCGGCCACGTTCAGGACCGTTGCGCCTGCGTTGTAGATCGTGCAGATGGACGGGCCCGTGCGCAGCTTGGTGGCATCCTGCAGACGCAACGTCAGGCCTGCGGTGCTTGTCACGCTCAACAAGCGCGCACCGCCTGGGCCGTATGGCAGCGGAGCGAGCGCGTTCGCGGTCATGTTGATGCTTGCCGAGGCACCAAGCTGTTCGTGGTAGGCCGTGCGTAGGTGGACCATCAGTAGAGCAACCACGTCGCGGTTGACGCGTCCCAGATCAATCCGATGCGCTTGATGAGGCCCGCCGTGATCGCAGAGCCGACCGCAACGCCTGCGTCGGTCCTGACCTGCACGGCTCCTGCGCTTCCGCTCGGCACGTTGATGACGAACAACCTCGGGCCTCCCACCACGCGATCAGGCGCAGGAAGGAAGGCGTTGATCGTCGTGACCGATGTGTTCGTGATGGTCCACAGCTCAAGCTCAAACGTGAGCACCACATCCTGTGCGGTGCTGATCGTTGGCGACGCGCCGCCGGGATACCACAGCTCAGGCGACTGCTCTTCGTCGAGCTGCTCGACGCATGAGATGCCTGCCCATGTTGCGAGGTAGCCACGATCCAGACGCAGGCTCATCGTCTCATCGCTTTGGTTGAAGCGAACGCTGCGATCGAACTCAAAGCCCGCAGTCACGACTGCGCCCAATGCAGGCGCAGATGCGAACGTGATCAACCCGCCTGGGTTCGTCACGGTGTAGCTTGTGGTCGGCGAGCCCGCGACTGCAACTGCAAGCGTGCCTGCTACGGGCAACGTGATGGGCTCAGCGAATGGATTGAACCCGCCGAAGTCGTAGACCTTGACGAGCTGGAACTGCGTCTCAAGCCCATCGCCTGTGCCAAGCACTACGTCGAGGTTGGTGCGTGCGCTCACGCCATCGGTCGCTGTGGTGTAGTCGCTCCAGTCCTTGAAGCGAAACCCGTGCAGGTGCCCGCGTCTTGCAACCCAGAAGTCGATGAGCGCGCCCCATTCGGTCGGCTCCATCAGGAGCTTGTCGAACTGATAGCGACGCCTTGCGCGTGCTTGCCTCGCGACTCGGTACTCATGTCCGCTCGCGGTCGTTTGAATCGTGGTCCCATAGGCAGGACCGCCGCTTGCGCCGTAGCTGATGTCTGGGTCTAGCTGAACATTGTGGAAGGCCATGTGTTATCCCAAGGGGCTGCTGCTGCTGTTGGTCGTCTGCCACCCAGATGCAGCCTGTGCGTTGCGGAGGTCCTGTTGCGCCGATGCACTGAACGCGTTGCCCAAGCTGTTCGCCAGACCTTGAACTGCGCGCTGTTGTGCAATGGCGATGAACTGCTGTGCAAGCGCGGCGATCGCCTGCTTCGCGCTCGCAGCTCCGTTGACGATCGAGAAGAACGTCTGCCCAAGTGCTTGCCCTGCGTCCTGCCCAATGCTCTTGAGGCTTGCAACGCGTTCCTCCAACTCCATCAACTCGTCCTTCGCTTGTTGGAACGCAAGACGACGCTCCTCGCTGTTGTCTACAGTCGGCGGCTTGAAGCGCGCCTGATAGGCAGCGAGCTGCTCAGGCGACATGTATCCCGGCCCAGGTTCTGGTCCGATGGCTGATGCGTAACCCGTTGGCTGCATCACTGTCGGGAACGCGTTGCCTGTGTAGGTGCCTGGGAGGTTGTCAGGTCGTGGAGGTCCGAACTGTGTGCCCGTGTCGCGTCTCCCGCGTTGGATGTCTTGCAAGGCGCGGATCTGTTCGACGTTCAACAAGCCCGAGAACCCAGGGGCTTGCTCAAGGAGCTGCGCTTCCTGCCTGATGCTCTTGGCGATGCTGAGCACGATCTCACGCGCTAACGTCTCGGACACCTGCGTGATGATGCCGAAGCCGCCGAACACATCTGGGCCTGATGGCGTCGGAGCCGCCAGCGTGCGTTGCCTTGCAAGAGCACGGATGTCTTCGATGTCTTTGCCTGTCAGTTGAGCAAGCGACTCGACCGTCTGCGGACCTGTGCCAACAAGGCTCGATGCTGACTCAGTGATCTTGCGAGCACGCAGGACCTCAAGCTCCTTGGGATCAACGGCAAACCCTACTTGCTGCAGGTCCTTGTTGCGTTGGAACTGCTGCGCAAGGTCAAGGCCCGTCTGCTTGAGCTGCTCTTGCAGCTTGATCTGCGCCTCCAGCTCAGCGTTGGCTTCTCTCGTTTGACCGCTGAACAACGCCATGGCGGTTGCGATCGCGGAGATGACGCCCGCCGCAGCAAGCAATGGGTTGGCGCGTAGCAACGTCGTGAACGCAGAGAACCCGCCCTTTGCCTTGTCGCCGACTTGCGCAACGTCGAGCAACACGCCTGCGAACGCCTGACCGACGCGGGCCGTGCTGCCGAAGCTCGTGCCCAGGTTCCCAACCTCGTCGCCCAGGATCTTGGCGCGTGCGCCGATGCTCTGCAGCTCGGTCAAGCCTCCTGCTGCTTGTTGGAACTGTCGCGTCTTCTGAGCCACACCCGCAAGCTGCGCCTCTGCTCCGCTCAGTGATTCCTTGAGCCGCTTGTTCTCATCGGCAAACGTGCCGACCGCGCGCCTCCCGAACTCGATCTGCTTGTTGAGGTCTTCAACTTCCGTCTCCAAGGCATCAACCTTGGCAGTCGCTTCAGTCGTGGTGCGAGCAAAGCCTGCGACCTCTCGATTGATCGCGGAGACGCCTTGCACCGCTTGGGTGCTGTCAACTGCTAGAGCTAGTGTTGTCATGTTGCTTGCTCCGTTCGGTCACAGCCCTGCGCGCCACACCGTCGAGGTGATGACACACACGCCAGAAGGTGCCCCAGCGCGCTTGCGGGATCTCGTTGAGGACGCACCACGCATGAACGTCCGACGCACTGATCGTGCTGCTGCCCAATCCGCTTGACGCACTACCCTTGAGCTCAAGGAACGCATCCCAGAGGTCTGTGTGCTTCGGATCCAGCTCGACATGTTGAAGCGCGGAGTGTTGCGGGGGTGGTTTGCCATGCTTCTTGCGCCACTTCGCCAACGCTTGGATGTAGTCGCGATCCTCCTGCGGGATCATGGCAAGCCGCAGGAGGGCTGTCAGTTTCCCTTGGCGTCTGCCTCCTGCTGCACGCGGTAACCACGCACAAGGCCTGCGGCGTCTTCGATAAAGTTGCGGAAGGGCCACAGTGCGGGATCGCTCAGCGCACGCTCGGCCTCTTCGACGCTGTAGGCAATCGGCGACCCGTCCTCTGCATCGACGTTGGCCCAATCGACCAGGATCGTCTCCGCCAAGGCACGCACCTGGATGCGGTTCCACGCGAGCGTTGCGACCTCGCCGCTTTGGCGCAGCTTGTCTGCCGCGTCGAGCTGCAAGCGTGCAAGGCATGCACGATGCAGCGGGTTGTCACGCTCAGCGATCTTCACGCACAGCTTGTCGGTGGGAGCGTCGCAGCGTTGGCCGCGCTCAAAGTCCCACCACAAGCCTTGCGTGCTTTGCTCGTTGCGCTTGATGGCGTGCAACTTCATCAGTTGACCACCTGAATGCGCACGCCGAGGTTCTCCGTGTCGTCCTGCTCAAACGAGAACGGCAACGTGGCGATCACATCGCGATCCTGTCCGACCAACGTCGGGTTGCCATAGCGGATGCGCGGGAAGCTCACGATGATCGCTTGCCGCAAGTCGTTCTCCATGACCACGTACATTGACGAGGCCGTGCCTGCCAAGGCCTTGTTGAACTCGGCAATGTTGTCGAAGTACGCAGTCAGCTGACCGTTGCCCCTGAAGTCGCCTGCGCTGATCCCGCTCGCGACATACTGACCAACCTGCGAGCGAGCTTGGCTGTTGTTGTTCCAGCCGAAGGTGATCGACTGCACGCCGTAGCTTGCACCCGCCACCGTGATATAGGGAACGTCGTTGGTCGCATCGAGGATCTGCCCTGCAGGTGCGCTCACATGCGACACCGTGACGCCAACCGTGCGCGTGGCAAACGTGCTCGCGTCGTAGACACCATCGCATCCGATGCCGACCGTCTGGAACTGACCCGTGATGATGCCCTTGTTGGAGAGCGTCATGCTTGCGCTGTCGATCGTCTCGTCGGTGTAGAGGTCGTAGCGGTTGTAGACGCTCGTTCCTGGCGCGTAGTAGCTGCGCAGCATGATGAAGTGATCCTGCGTGCTGCCGTTCTTGAGGCGCGTGCCACGCTTGAAGCGGAGGTCGGTTGCCGCAGACAAGCCAGACGGCACAGCGCGATCCATGCCAAGCGAGGTCGTAGTGGAACCTGCATCGGTTCGACTGATCACGCGAGCGTAGTAGACCACCGTAGCCGCTGCGTTGCTGTAGACCTGCAACACGTCGCCGATCTCTACGTTGGAGAACACGGCTGCTTGATCGGCTCCAGTGATGGCGAGGTTCGTGCTCGCCCATGTCGTGTTCACTGCGCTCGACCAACTAGCAGTCACCGCGTCCGCATAGATGCTCGCCTTCAACAGATCCCACCACCCAGGGTTGCCAGCGATGACTGGCACCTGCATCTCAAACGGAATCGACAGCGCGCTGCCAGGACCGACGAGCTTGATGCCAGGAGGATTGCGCGACTGGCGAATCACCTGCGACTCGACCGTGGTGTTGTTCGGCCCGCCACCGACTCCAGGCTTTGCGACGTTGTGATTCTTGAACGCAAGCGGCGTGGGCAACGTGGACGACGGCGTGCCCGACCACAAGTAGCTGCCGAACCGACTAGAGCTGATCGCTGCCATGCTTAGACGTACTCCTCAACGATGAACGGGATGGACACGATGACGAGCCACATGCCGTCTTCCAGCACGGGCTCGTTGGTAATGCTCGGCGCATCGAAGCGCACAAGAGGCGGGCCGACGATCGTCTGCCCTCGGAACGCGTCAACGACTGCGTCGGCAAGCTCAAGCTGCCAACCATCGCCGTCGCCTACGGGTTCGTAGATCGCAACGACGGCAGTGCCGACTGTGCGCCAATGACCGCCTCCGTCCGCGCTCAGCGTTTGCTGCCCTTGATCTCCGAGCTGCACAAGGAAGCGGCAGTAGCGTCCAGTCGATGGCAGCGCAGGGTTGAGCGCGTTGTCATGCATCGTCGGCAACGATTCGCCAACGGTGATGAGCGTGTGGAAGCGTTGCCGAACGCTCGCGACTGCTTGCGTGAGGCTGCTAGCCACCTTGCTCCTCCGCCTTCGTGAGCTGCTCGCGTTGTGCCCATTGAGCAACGGAGGCCACCGTGGTCTCGACCCACCCGATCTCCTTGATCTTCGTCCACGGCGTGCCCCTTGGTCGGCCTTCATTGAGGACCGCCGCATAGGGCAAGTTGTTGACCAAGTAGGACACGGTGAACGGCTGCAGGTTGGCGAGGATCGCCTTGCCTTCAGCAGCAGCAATAGGTCGTGGTGGTTGCCCGCCCTTAGGCCTGCGGATGTCCAAGGTGCTCGGCGTCCCAAGCGTGAGCTGCCACGCGCCACGGAACTGCCCGCCCACGTAACCCTTCGGCAGCAGGTTTCGCTTCTTGCGCCCTTGGTTGATCTTCCAGCGTTGACGATTGCCGACAGGCGAATCCAACACGATGCGCCGCAGGAGCTCCAACTGCACCTTGCGATGGAACTTCGCTACGGCAGCAGGCACATCCTTGCCCGTGAAGCGCGCAAGCGTTGCAAGGAAGTTGGCCGCGTTCTGTGCGTTGCTCATGGTGCGCCCTCGCTCAGCTCAAGCTCATAGGCCAGGATCGTTGCGCCGAGCGTGTGCGTCGTGACTTGCACGATCGTGAACACACGCGCAGCAACTGTGATCTTGCTCCCGTTGCGCGGGGCTGTTGTGAGGCCTGACGCGGGCATGATGAGCTGCGAACGCGCAGGCTCTCGCGTGTCGGGTGCGATCGCCTTGCTCGATGCGTAGAGCGGCGATGCCATGACCGTCTGCTGCGTTGCAACCCGCGTGGTCTTGCCCGTGCTTTGGTTGAACGTGTCTGCGTAGCTCGTCAACGTCACAGGCGCGCCGACCTGCTCGACTGCGTCAACGACCTGCAACAAGACGCTTGCGGCGTCGATCATCGACGCACCCACATTGAGTTGTCGATGAGGCCCGCAACCTGGAACAGGCGGTCAACGATCGGGAACTTCTTCTGCGGGTCCTTCGTGCCAGCGTAAGACTTGCTGACGCTGATAGGCCCGACGCTGATCGTGTCCTGCGTGACGTTGCTTCCGACTGCAACGTCGGGCGAGAGCTGCGTTGGATCCTCAAGCCAGCGACGAGCTACCTCTGCAGTCGCACGCTTCAACGCCAACGGGATACCAGCGATCTCGTAGCCTTCGCGGTCGTAGGCGAACGCACGCGGCCACTCCAGCGGTTGCGTGTTCAGCGACTTGTAGCCCACGAACTGCAGCCCGTAGCTCATGTCTAGCCACATCGTCGCCTGCATCAACGCGACAGTGCGCTGCTGCTCAGTCGCGGCGTTCCATGCAGCGTTGCCGCCTTGGTTCTGGAAGTAGACGCCCGCGAAGTCTTGCGATGCGTAGCTGACTTCTGTGCCGCTAGGCGCGCCAACGCCGTCCTCGACTACGAGTGGCGATGCGTCCTGCACAATGCCTTGGCTTGCAGCGAGCCACGCCGTGAACGCGGCAGACTCAAGCTGCGTCGCTCCAATGCCGCTGTAGTGCGCGGCATCAACCATCAGGAAGTCTTCGACCTCCAGCGATCGCATGTAGCGATCAGCGTCTGCTTCCGCCTCGATCGCAGCGTTGACGTTCGCCGCGTATGTCCAGCTTGCCTTGATCTTCGGCTGCACCCACGGGATCGACGCAGCAGTGCCCGCCCACATCGTCCTTGCGACCAACGCATCACGCACAGCGGTCTTGAGCCGTTGCAGGTTCGTGCGGTAGTTCTGGCTCCACAGGATGTCGCTCGCGTCCGCTTCGCCTTGCACGAAGAACACGCCGACGCATTGCAACGTGTCGCCGTTCAATGTTGCTGCAGCCGTTGCAGCGTCCAACGTGTCGAGCAACCGCTGGAAGCATGCGTTGCCTTCGCCGGGAGCCCAGTAGCTGTGTTGCGACGAATCGAACCAGCCATGCCCGTAGGCGTTGTCTCTCAGCTCGCGATGCCCAATGCTCGTGCCTCCAGGTGCGAGCGAGATCACATGCATCGTCTCGCCGAAGTGCTCATGCAGACGGATGCCAAGGCCTACGTGGTAGGCAGCGCGTTCAAACGAGGCCCCAGCCCACAACCGAGTCGCGCCAGAGAACGGGTTGTAGACGGGCTGCGTGTCGTGGTGCGCAGGGTAGTTGAAGCCCGCTGGGTATGGGTTGCGCTTCGGCGGCGTGTTCGTGTTCACGCTGCCCTCAAACGGGCACCACGGCAGGAAGTAGCTCCAACGATCGAAGGACGCGACGCCGCTTGGCGGGAGCACTTCGAACTGATCGCCCGCCGTGACATGCATGGGGAACGCAGCAGTCAGGTTGATCGTGTTGTTGAAGGTGCCGCTGATGCTGGCGATCTGCCTGATCTCGTTGAGGTTCTGCGCGTGCCCGCCTGCGCCAAGGGCAACGCACTTGACTCGGCACCCCTCAAGGCTCGATTGGAAAGTGCCGTTGCTTTGCCAGTCCTGACCGAGAAGGAGCGTGTGCGAGAACGTGATGTCGCTGCCTGCCGTTGTTGAGTGCAGCCTGTAGGTGAACGTCTCACCGACCTCTAGCGGCGGGTCGAAGTTCGCGCTCACCGTCATCACGCCGCCGGGAACCGTGTGCGTTGCGACGGTGTAGACAACGCCCGTGCGCTTGCGCGTGAAGGTCTTGCCGACCATCGAGCTCGTCCAATACTGTTGCGAGGTCAACCCGTTCGTGCTCGTTACCGTCAACACCCGCATCGTGTTCGGGTAGTCGGAGTAGCCCGTAGGCATCGGGTTGTAGAACGTCAGGTAGCGCAGCGCGTTGATTGCAACGCCCTTGACGTTCACCGAGCTGTAGCTCGGGAACAGTCCCAACGGGAAGTCAATCGTGTCGCTGTAGCTTCCCTGTGCGTAGTTCGGCGAGTTGATCGTGGGATGCGTCGAGCGCATGTCCACGTTGGGATGAAGCACCCACCATGAGGCGGCATCGGGCGATGGGCCTGCGTTGCTCTGTCCAATGTTCAGGAAGAACTTGCGAACCGCCACGTGTCACCTCGTTGAGAAAAGCCCAGCGGGCCTCGCAACCCGCTGGGCACTGTCCATGACATGCTCTCTCTCTGACTGCTTGCCCCGCGCAGCCGTGCGGCTAGAGCTTCTCGATGCGCACCGAGAAAACGCACGCAGACGTTGCGCCCGTGGTCTTCGTTTGGATGCGCACGTAGCGACACGCCTGCTGTTGTTGGTCAGCATCGTCGCCATGGATTCCGATGTTGTAGAACGGCAGCACATAGGCACCTCGGCCACGGTTCTGCGTTTGCAGAACGCCGATGGTGGTGTTGGTGATAGCTGCTGCACCAACTGCAAGCGTGCCAAGGTTGTAGACATCCGTGCTGAAGTCTGCCTTGTTGCACCCTTGCACATGCACCATCACGAAGTCGCCAATCGCAACGCTGCAAGTGGTGAACGTGAAACGGGCCTGCAACAGCTCGCCGTGCGGGTTGCGGTTGAGGTCAGTTGCAGTGCTTGGGCCAATGTCGAACGCCGAGCTGGCTGCGGTTGTAGCGTTGCCAACAGACTCCGAAGAGTCCCAGACCGTGGCAGTGTCTGGCGTTCTATCGAGCGATCCGATGAGTCCCATGCTTGCTCCTTACTTGTGGTCGATGCGAATGGTGGCGAACCCCGCGCTGGAAACGCCAACGCTGGAGAACCAGACCTGGATGTAGCGGCACGCAATGTTGCGGAAGTCGCCTGCGCCGCCGTCGTTGTAGCCAGCGACGTTGCTGCACTCGATGACGTACTTGCCGTCTCCACGGTAGCCAGCAATGGTGACTCCCGTGTCCGCAGCAATGTTGTCCGGCGCACCCAGGTAGGTCGCGCCGAGCAAGTAGTAGCCAGTCGCGAAGGTTGGCGAATCACCACCAACAACGACCACGCGCACATGGCTGCCCGCAGCGACGTTGGTCCAATCCCACTCCAAGCGGACCTTGAACTGCGACGGGTCCGCTTGCTTGAGATCGAAGGTCGCCGAGGACGTTTGGTTCTCGTTGCTGATCGACAGGTTCGCCTGAACGAGCTGCGAGTTGTCCTGCGTTGCGTCGTTGCGTTGGTTGATGCTCATGTTGTTCCTTGGGAAAGGGCCTCCCGAAGGAGGCCCGTTGCATCACTGCACTTGCGTGAGGCTCGCGGTGTAGGTCACGCCGCTGCTCGCACCCACGGTCTTCACCTGGATGCGAAGGTATGGCAGCACAACAGGCGCAGCCGTGTTGTCGAAGGCCACGTTGCTGAAGCGGTACGAGTAGGAACCCGTGCCGCGCGGCGCAGTGTTCGTGCCTCCGATCTGAGTGCCGATGATCGCTGCAGCACCAAAGGCATACGTCGCAAGCAGATGGTTGCCCGATGCGAACGTGCTGCTGGTGCTGCCGTTCACGTTCAGGATGGCGCAGTCGCCTGCGGTCGTGCTGCACGCCGTGACTTCGATGTGCAGAGTGTATTCACCCGCAACGGCAGGCAGCGTGAGCGTCGAGCCGTTGCTCGTCGTTGCGCTGCCAACCGTGTGCGCGGTGCTGTTGATGACGAGCAGGCTGTCAAGCGTGCCGTCGTAGTCACCTGGGATTGCCATGGGTTGCTCCTGATCAGGCGACAGCGGTGAGCGAAGTGGACACGTCCGCAAGACGCGCAACGCAACGCGGGTGCTCATCGACGAGGCCGCAATACCACTCAACGCGGGTGCGGTAGACGGGTGCCGTGTGAACCTCGCCGAGGTCCGTCACGGTGATGCCGCCGCTCTGGATCATGTGCAGACCCGACGGGCCGAGCGCAGCGCACCACACCGACTGAAGGCCCGAGCCGTCATCGTTGTCCGCGATCGCAGCTTGATCGCCGTTCTGGTCAGCGATGATGATCGGCATGCCGTAGTAGCTCGTCACGCGCTGACCGAACTCGTTGATCGACATCTGGATGGCGGTCGAGCTGCCGCGCAGGAAGGCGAGCATGTTGCGCGCCATCGCCTTGGTCATAATGAGCACGCGCGTACCGAGTCCCGTGTCAACGAGGTCGATCATCGCATCCAACGACTTCATGCTGAGCGCAGAGGTCGGGCTCGACTGGTTGTCCATGACCTGCGCGCCGTTCACCACGGTTTGCGTCGTGCCGCCGTAGCGAGCTTCAAGGCCGTTGAACTCCTTGGTCGTGATCGTCGCATCGCCCTTGATGAGCTTGATGCCGATCTGCTGCGCAAGCGCGGTGGCCTTCATGCGTTCGTGAACGCTGCGCACCTGCGCGCCGTTCGTCTGCACGAGGAACTTGTCAACGTCGAGGTCGCCACCGATGAGCTTGAGCGGCTCACTGATCTGCGCAGTCGCGCCTGCCGACTCGGTATAGCCTTCGTTTACCGCGCGGAACGCGATGCCAGGAAGGACCGACTCACGCACGTAGGCGTAGGAGTTGCCCGAGATGTTGACGATGGGCATTGCTGCCAGAAGCGGAGAGGTCTCGGCGAACGTCATCAGAACGCCCGCCTTCTTGTCCTCGCCGTTGTTAGCGGCGATGCGCGCCGCTTCGAGAATCGTTAGAGCCATGCACTACCTCACAGAGAACTGTGTCCCCGTGGATGGCGTGGCCGCTACATGCGACTGTTGGCACGCTCTAGGAGCTCCAGCGAGGACAGGTTTGCCTTGTTGGAACCACCCGCAACGGACCCCCCGTTCGCGTGGGCGGCACCGGACCCCCCGATGCCTGAACCACTGAAGGCAGCGCGGAACTCCGCTTGTGCCTTCAGCCCGTTGACGAACTCGGAGATGCCCATGGGCTTGGTAGACCCCTCTACCTTGCTCACAAGCTCCTTGCCTTGTTCATCGACCACAGACACAGCGAACACACCGTCCGCTGATGTCTCGGCCTTCACTGCTCCGCGCACGATGGGGAGCAGCAGGCGTAGGTTGCCGCCTTCCTTGGCGATCGCTTCGGAGATGGCCTTGTCGACCAACATCTCTCGCAGCTGCTTGGTCAGCCCGCTTGCGAGCTGATCCTTCTTCGCCAAGTCGGCAGCCACCTTCTCCTCAAGTTGCTTGCGCCACTCGTCAACTTCCTTGGACGAACGAAGGCTCCCCGCCTTCATCTGCTCAAGTGCCTTGCGAGCTGCGTCAGCATCCTCGATGCCCTCAAACGCCTTGAGAGCAGCTTCGGCTTCCTTGCGCAACGTGCGCTCGATGCCGAGCGAGTGCTTCATGCCGCCAACGTCATCGACCGCCCAACCCTTGGGCATGTCCACGACCACGAACTTGTCGCCTTCTGCCTTCGCGGTAGCGCGCAGGCCTTCGGGCAGATCCTCAATCTTGTCAGCAACGATGCGAAGCACGCCTGCTTCTTACTTCGACGCGGGCCTGCGTGCAAGCCCACCCTATTTCAAGTTGAGGCTCAAAGTTGAATAGGCGGCTGCGTTGTTGCAGTTCTTTCCATAACGGAAACTACTTGCGCAGCTCGTCGAGCGTCCTGCTTCGCCCTGTGCGTGTGACCATGTCACGCGTGGACACCTTGCCCTCTCGGTAGAGCTTGGCACGACCCGGGCCGAACACCTCGTCTTGCACCTCAGCCGATTGGCTCTTGATCCACTCGTCGTAAGTGACCGAAGCAGGAACATCTCCGTCCATCGCGCTGCGCGTCTCGTCGCTGACTGCGCCCACCTTCTTGCGCTTGCCGATCTTGTCGATGCTCATCAGGACTGGCACGGTCGTGCATCGACAGTTGAAGTGCGCGGGTTGAGGCGGGAGCTCCTTCACATCGAACACCTTGCCGTCTAGCGGGCCGCACACTTGGCAGGTCGATGTGTCGAGCGTTGCCACCCACTGGACGCCTTCGATGACATCCGCCATGGCCTCGTAGGTCGCCACGCGTGCCTGCGTCGAGACATGCGCAGCCGCTGTGCGCACGACTGTCTGCGCCTCGACTCGCGTTGCCTCAAGGACGCCATCGCGGTAGCCCGCCTCCTTCGTCCCGCGCACGCGCTGTGCGATCTGTTGCACGGTTTCACCGGAAGCCAACCCGATGCCCACCTGTCGCTCCACGCGCTTGCGTGTGTTCTCGGTCAGGTCCTGCACCCAATCGCCTAGCACGCGCCCTTGGATCGGCTGCTGCACGACTGCCTGCACGGTCGTGAGGTTGATCCGCTTGTCTGGGATCACCGCCGCGACTGCGTCCTTAGGCACAAGCTCGCGCACGGTCTTCATCTGCCACTCGGCTTCGACCTTCGCGAGCTGCCGAAGCACACGGGCAGTGCGAGCGCGCAACGCGGTAGCCCCATCATCTAGTAGCTCCTGCATGTCCTCGATCAACTGCTTGTAGCGTTGCGTCGTCTCCCACCCGCTGCCGACCCCGCGCTGCTTGATGCTGGCGAGGCGCGCTTCCAAGCGTGCAAGCAGGTCTGGGAAGACATCGCCGTTGAGGAACGCGACGGCATCCTCAGACACCAGCGTCTTGTATCGCTCAAGGAAGAGCGCGTGCTTGATGGCACGGTCCTGCAATCGTGCGTTGACCGTGCCCTGCGTCTTCTTAGCTGTTGCCATGATGCTCCTGCGTGCTGCTGATCATGGTTGCTGCGGCGGGGCTTCGGCGACCTCGACGAAGAACGTCTTTCCGACCGTGCCCATGATGCGCTCAGCTCTGTCTGGTGCGAGGTTGAAGAACTCGACGAGCTGCGCAACGCCTGACTCACGCGGCAGCTGACGCATGGCAACCTGCTGCACGATAGCAGCGGCAGCGGTGACCTGTGCGCCGTTGAGCGCAGTGTCTGCGGCTGGCACGCCAGCAGCGGCAGCAGCAGCGGCAGCAGGTGCCTTGTTGTTCGCTCCATCGCCTGCCACGGGCTGCTCGCCGCCTTCGACAGGTTCCTCCGCGTTCGCGGGCTCGTCTTCGCCCATGGGCATGTCTGCCTTGGGCATGAGCTCGCCGAGGCTCTCGCCCTCTGCGTCCGTCTCCTCGACTCCGACTTCGATGTCCACCTCGTCACCGAGCGTGCCCCGCTTCTGCACTTCGCTGAGGAAGGTTGGCTGCGTGATC